GTCTAACACTTTACCCTGTAACATAGATCTGATTTGTGCGTTAGCTAGTTCTACAGATTGCCTGTTAGATAAGTTAACTTTCTGTAGATCAAATGCTTGCACACTATTCTGCAAGTTCATCTGCTGTTCATTGTTTAGGTTCTGTAGTGACAAACCTTGTTGTGCAGCAGCATTAGCAAGTGATACCTTCTGTAAGTTATCTAAGTTAGCCATACCCATTGCTGCGTATACTTGTGCATCTTGTGATGCAATAGGTAGTGCGCTCTCCATAGCTGCCTGTACGATAGCTGCAGCAGCCATAGAGGACGCTGCCATACCACGAGATAGCATAGCTTCATTAGCTGCACGTATAGCCCCTGCAGCCCACGCTGGAGTACCATTGTCAAAGCTTTTCATCAAGCTAGATAACTGACCTTGTACAGTTGCCTGTGCTGTAACGTCACCCTGCATAGCTACAGCAAGTGTACCACTAGAAACAGTAAATGCTTCCATCTTAGCGGCTATATATTCTGTAGTTTCACCTGACAAACCAGTGTCAGTTTCTTTCATTGCCTGTACACTTCTCATTATACTGTCTGAGATAGTTGCAGGGTCTGGTAATTCTTTAGGATCAACTACACTTGTCTGAGCTACAATCTTTTTCAGTCTATCAGACACAGCAATGTTAGCTTCTATTGCTTTTAAATCTTTGCCTTTAGCTTCTGCAAGTTGCTTTGCTGTAACTTCTAAATCTGTAGGGTTAACCGCACGTTCAATACGATCTGCAGCTACTTTAATAGCATCGTCAGCTTGACCTTCTGCACGTATAGTATCTGTCTGTCCTACTACTTCTCGTGATAGACCTTCTTGTGTTTGTGCTTCTAACTTTTTTAACTTTTCTTCTGCAGCGCCTGTTACTTTTTTACCATCATATGTACCTGCAGTTACTGCATCTGGACCACCAGCATCAAATGATTTAGCGTCAGTGGTGTCACCTTGTGCTACGCTGTCTAGCTGACCAGTACCATCTTTAATAAACTGATTGTCTTCTACTTTAATTTTATCAGCTATTACTTTAGTACCAGCTTCTTCAGATATAGCAGAAGAAGGATCAGTAAATCTATCTTTAGTTAAATCTTTAACAGTTCTTTGAGTAGCTTGATATGTTTCTTGTAAGTCAGCAACACGTTCTACATCATCTGCTAGTTGCTCTACCTTTTCATCAACAAGTTCTGCATAGTATGTATTGTCAGGATTGTCTTCTGCTAGTTTTTGTAGTCTACGTAACTCTATTTTCTTTTGGTCTACTGCATCACTAGCTGCTGTATATTCCTTTTCAATATTTTCAATGTCAGATGTAACACCTGTTGTTGTAGTGTCACTAACATAGTCTTTGTATTCTTTTACATCTACTTCATATTCTTCTAATTCTTTATTATAAGGTTTAAGAATTTCTGATTCTTTAAAATCATTAATAAACTTAGGAACAGAAGTATCTAGTGCCTTTTTTATACTAGCTTCATTAACAAACTGAGATTTTAAAACAGTACCATCGCCATAAGTAACAGTCCAATTTTTACTTTTACCTGTAAGAGTATAGTCTGTTAAGTCTTCAGGGAATTTATTAGAGGCAAACATTGCCTTAAATTCAGCACCCATCTTACCATTAGGGTCAATAGCTGTTGACGCATTGTCAGCAAAAGTTTTTGCAAACTCATCAAAGCCTTCAGGTAACTCTGGGAGAGTAGGTGGTTCAACAGGAATAGGTGCGGGTCCGGGCATCGGGCCGGGAGGAAGAGCATCAATAGGCATAGTTGTAATAGGAGGTTCTTTATAAACACTACCATCCATATTTCTTTTAGTGCCATCTGGGTCAAAGTATGTAGTGTAATCTTCTTCAGGTTCTGGTGTTACTATAGGAGCAGGTACAGGAGCTACAGGATCACGAGGATCAACTGGTGCTGCAGCAGCTTCTTGACCAGCTAAGGTAGTTACACGGCGTGGTCCTTGTAGTGGTACGGGGGCTACAGGGTCACGAGGATCAACTGGTTGTGCAGGAGTTGTACTATCTACTTTAGTATTAACAACAGGAGTTGCAGGTGTTACTGGAGGATCTATAGGTGAAGGATCGGCAGGAGTTGCAGCCTTTGCAGTTGCAGGAGTACCATCTGCATTTGTAAGCACACCCTTCTCATTAAAGTACTGTGAATAGTCAACAGCACCACCATTGGCAAACTTACGGACCATACCACCATTAACCATTTGAAGAGCCTTTTGTTGGTACATACCCATCTGTTGCATCTTATCAGGATTTTGATTTAAGTAATCGTTAAACTTACTCATGTCACCTTGATACCCTAGAGTACCTGCAATACGTTGCATAGCTTCAGGTTTAAATCCTTTGAATTGTTGCATTTTTTATTTACCTTTATCCATTAACTGCTTTATCTAAAACCCAGATCATTACAGCAGATCCTATAGCAAAAAAGAATACTGTTGTTACAATTGAAATTACCCAGAATAGTTTATCTCTTGCTTCAGCTTCTTCTTCTAGTGCTTTCTTTTGCCTAGACCTAGCAGCAGCTTGCTCTTGTACAACCAAGTCCCACATACCCGGTGGGCCATATAGTCTGCAGCAAGACCTGAGTTCTTGTTGAGCTTCTTTGTGGGCCATCTTTGCCTGTGCTATTGCAAAGCCTTCTTCTTCTGAAGATGTAAGCCTACCTAGTGGGCCTTTGTGTCTACCTTGTTCTGCAAGATTTATGTCAGCTTCTAACTTAGCTAGTTTACCAAACTGAGGCAGTAAACTTGAGGCATCTTTTCCTGCTTTTATGGCAGCACTTACAGACCCTGCTATCTTAGTAACTGCACCAGCTAATGCTAATACTTCTATCACGACAGTAATCCTTTTGTTATATAATTACCATCATCTACATAAGTGATGTCAGGGTAATTGTTGTCTGCTAGCCATCTTTTCTACAGACATACGAATGGCTTTTATGTTCTCATCTATTCTAGCCATAGATATAGCTTGCCCATGTACTGCGTCTTCCATACGGCCTAGTCTTTGTTGTACCTCTACAATCTTAGAAGCATTAACTTCTATGTCAGAGGTCATTGTACTTACAGTCCAAACGATAGCTGCACCCTGCACAAACAATCCAAAGATTAATGTTAAGGGGACAGACTTACTTAAGTGCCAGTTATCACTTGCCATTCTTAATCACCATTCAGTGTGTCTAAGTCATCCCAGATAGCAGTAGCTGCATCTCCTGGTACAAATTCTATATCATTGCCATCACTATCATGCCCTGATACCCATGTCTGTGTACCGTCTACAACACTTACACTTGTAAGGTATGTAGTTAGGTCATTCTTACTTTCTATCTCAGCAATAGCATCTGATATGTCTGCACCATCGTCAGATATACCTAGCATAATCCAATCTTGAGGACTTGCTGTATCGGCATCAGCTACAGGATACATACCACCAGTGCCTTGAGGTACACCAAACTTTAACCATGTAGGTATTGTACCTGCAGAGGTTAACCTATACTTTACTACTTTATACGCCATCTGTTTTATCCTCTATCTGTGGTGTGTTGGCTAATGATGTAGGGTCATATACGTCAAACCCTCTACTCTTAGCAAATGCTGCAGGACATCCTGCCCACTTATCTGCACATCCCTCAAGCCACTGTACTGTATGCTCATGCTCTGGGGCTTTGCCTTGTTGTACTAATTCGTTTTCCCAGTTAAGGTATGACATTACTTCTAGTTGAGCTTGGGCTGCATTGATACCTAAGTCAAACAAGTAGATCATGTTACCTTCGTCAATGATACCCTGTCGTGGTCTTGCACTGTTTAATGCTTGCTTCATACAAGTCATAATGTGGTAACGTGCTTCTTCTAGTTCGTAGTCTTCCTCAGTAAGTTCTGTCTTACCTATCTTCTTCATCAGGTTATCATACTGATTAGTGAAGAAGTTCATCTTGCGTACAGCACCTTGGACTGCGTTGCGTGTACCTTCTAAGTGACCCTGTAGCTCTAGTATCTTTATCTCTAGTAGCTCACGGTCTAGGTCATCTTTACAAGTTTTAAGTTCAGCTTCTCTTTTCTTAAGCTTATTCTCTTTCTTGCGTAGTCCTATGTAGGCTTCCTGTAGTGCTGATCGTGTCTTGTCTATCTCAGCTAGTGTATGCTTAATGCTACGAATGGGTGTGATAGCTGTTACGTCTAGTGTAACTCCCATGAACTGACTGTGTGACTTGTGGAAGTTGCTGGTAGCCTGTGTTACTGCTGGCATCTTCTCAGCAATGTTGTTAAGCATAGACTTATACTCAGGGGCAGCAGTAGGTAGTGCTTCGTTTAGTGTAGTAGTAATAGCTAATTCTGTAGACATTAGTAACTCCTTCTTAAAAAAGAGTTATACCATATTTTTAAAGTAATTGCAAGCACTATCCGTTAGACCATTGGGTATACCATCTACCATCAGAGTTTTTAAATGCACCATCACATACTGGCCCTGCCTTTTGTCCATCAAACACAACATCTATACCTTCACCATTAAGCCATGCCTCTGTTAGCTCACCTTGTGCAGGTACATTATGTGGCCTACGTTTTCTAGTCTCATAACGAAACTCTTTCTCCGTAAGCAGTCTGCCTGTATCTCTGTATCTAAGTAATCCCATTTATACCTCTATGCTATTGCTAAGAAAATGTAGTCACCATCTTGAAAACTACCTGAGATCTGAAAACCTGATGCTAGTGGGTCTATATAATCTGTGTTAGTGACCTGTGCAGCATTAGTGTCAAGCAGAAAGTAAGGATCATTTCCTGCAATTATACCTCTAGTTGAATCCCACCAAAACCAACTCCCTGCATCATCAGTACGTTTAAGCATGACTACTCTAGCACCTGCTGAAAACCCACAGTTTACATCTGTTGAACTACCTGAGTGTGTTACTGATCCTACTTTAGAAACACCTGCTAGTGTTGCGAATAGGTAGGCTATATAGATGTCTCCAGAAGCGTTTGTTCTGTCATGTGTACCAACAGAAAACACGGCTGAAGTAGGGGCGGTATTGTTCCAAATAGTTGTAACAGAATCTGAGTTAACAACAGCATTATCGTTTAAATTAAGATACTTATCGTTACCAAACCCAGCCCAAACGGTCCAATCTTCTGTAGTATTTCTAGCTTTTACCCACATCATTTCAGGAGCAACACCAAGGCTGTGAGCTTCTGTTTTTGCACTACCTGTGCC